GCGCGGGCCGGTTGTTACTGTTGTCGGCGAGTCGCGCCTTGAGGCCACTCGAGTTGTACAGATTGACGTAAGAGCCCGCTGGAATCGTCTCGGTCGCGGTGACTGACAGCGACTCGACCTCGACGCCGACCGGCATCATCGACACGTCGATGCGGCCAGCGCTGTCGAGGTACACGGGCTTATTCGCGTCGCCCGAGCCCGCACTTGCTTGCACGCCGCCCGTGATCGATCGGTCGAGCGTGCCCGCGGCTCCGAGGTTAGGGATCTTGCCGGCATCGCCCGCGCCCGCGCTCGTCTCGACCGTGCGCGCTTCGGTAAGCGCGCCGCTGACCTGACGCATATAGGTTGTAGTGGCCATGTGACGTAACCCCTTGTGTGAGAGAGCTAGGCAGTGAAGATCGCGGGCTCAATGCGGACGTTGATGGTGTCGACCTCGACGGCAACGCCGATCACGAGCACGAAGGGCAAGTCGGGCGAGGGCGTTTGCGTCAGGGTGCCGAGCTCGGCGAGCAAGACGGGCTCGCCCGGAGTCCAGGCCCATGACGAGTCAGTGATGCGCCCGCCGTCGACGACGACATTGACGTCATCGCCCTGTGCTGCGGCTTGCGACGTAATGCCGAGCGGTGCGAGCGACTCTGCCTCGGGCGGGCGCGCGAGCACGACGCTGTTAGCGACGCCGGCTTCGTAGCGCACGACGCGCAGCGCGGAGAGTGTCTCGCCCGCCTTGAGCTTGACGACCGTGCCGCCCGTGCCGCCTTCGCCCGTGTCGACGTCGCCGCCCGGCGGGATGACTTCCGACCCGTCGCCGTCGGTCTGCAAGTTGAGCGTGATATTCGCCGACGTGTCGACGGGCGCGACTTCGAGCACCTCATCGAGCACGGGTGCTTGCAGCTCGATCACAACGCGCACGGTCGCACCGTGCTGCCGCTCGATGCGCTTCGTATCCCATCGCTCGTCGCGCACGTAAAAGGTGCCATGCGCGGCGAGATAGACCGCCCGCAAGAATGCGTCGTACAGCGCGCGACACGCTTTGTACTGTTTGCGCTCGTCTTCAATGTCGGTCGTGTCAGCGCTGGAAATCCACACCGTGAAGAGCTCGTTGGTCGTCAAGAGCGGGCGCGGATTGCGACCGGGGTTACGTGCACCCGTGACGCTGCCAAGTCGCCCGCCCGGGTCGCCGGGCACCCATACGATGCGCGGGCCCTCGACGTGCTTGGCGGGCTCGCGCCAACCGAACGTGTTGACGACATTCGTGCCCTCGTCGGCGAAGCGCGCGACGACCGCGTCGTAAAGCACCTCGTAGGCGAGCGTCGTAGTCATCGCGCCGCCCCATCGCTCATGTGCGCCGCATAGCGCTTCGCCATGATCCGCTTGATCTCAGCGATGAGCGGCGGCGGCAGCTTCGTGCCCTCGAAGATGATCTGCCGCTTGACGCGGCCCTTCACGGTGCCGAGATGGTGCCGCGCTTCGATGCCGGTCACACGGATGTAGACGTACGAGCCGATCGCGAAAGCGAAGACGTTGCGCGCGGCGTCGCGTAGTGGCTGAGTGCCCTTCTCGGTCGGCTTCCATGGAACGCCATCCGGCGTCGTGCCCGCGTCGATCGTCTTGACAACGTGCTCACGCAACGCGTCGGCAATCTCGGGCGCGGCCTCGACCGTCAACGCACGCGGCAACGTTCGGAGCGTTTCGAGCATGCGCCCGAGCGACTCGAAGCCTTCCGTGTTGTCGTTGTCGACGTTCATGAGTTTCCGCAGCCACTAACTGTTAGGAGTGTTCGAGGTGCCGCTATGCCCGTCGTCTTCGATACGACCTTGCGCGGCTTGCACGTCGGTCCACACGTACGGCGAGGCCTCGGAGTACACGAGCGTGCCGCCGACGATGCCCGTCGGGCTTGTGCCGTCGTTGTGCAGCGGCAAGTCGAAGAGCCCGGTCTCACTGTTGGCGGCGAGCTCTAGATCGCGGTTGGCAGCGTCGGCGCGCTTGACGTATTCGGACCACTGCTCATCGGTGCCCGAGATGCCGCGCTTCAAGAAGATGTCCGGCGTCACGAGCGCGGCGAGCCACTCTTTGACGATGATCGGGACCTTCGTTGGATCGGTGTACGGCGCGCCGTAGCGCTTGCGTAAGCGCGAATCGATGACCGCCGACTTCGTGTCGAGCTTGATTTGCGTGTACCCGGGCGCGCGCGCCTCGACCTCGTCGACAAACGACGAAGGCATCGTCGTGTACAGCTTGAACTCGGCGACTGTGAGGTAGGCCATGCGTCACCCATGCGGTTGCGAAAAAACCCCTTCGGAGGGCAGCGCGCGCAGCACGTCGCTCGCCGCCCTCCGAAGAGAAGCCGTGTCAGGTCTTCTGACACTTGAACATCAGGTACGGATGCCCGGGCGCGACGATGTTTCGGCCCTCGGTCGTCCACTGATATTCACGGATGCGCGCGAGCTGCGCGTCATTCTGAGGCCCGTAGTAGTTCACGCCGAAGGCTTCGCGCTGCGAGTACAGCCACGCGCCTTTCTCGTCCGACGTGATCGGCTCCATCGTGAGATAGAAAGTCGTGTCGCTGCCGCCGAAGCCGGCTTGCAGCTCGGGCGCCTCGACGGGCTCGCCCAACCCGAAAGCCTTGATGAGCATGCTCACGTCCGACGAGCCCGCCGCCGAGTTGGCCGCTTGCGCGATGAACTTGGCTTGCGTGAGCTGCTGGACGCGCGCAGTCATGCGCGGCGGGTGCACGATGCTCGCGACTCGCAAGCCGCGCGGCGCGTCGCCGTTCGGCATCTTCAAGCTCGCGATGTACGCGATGAGCTTGGCGAGATTGGTGTACGCGGTCTCGAGCGTGACGCTGTCATCGATCGGGCACGCGCCCGGATAGATGCCGTCTTCGCTGCCCGTGAAGATGTTGGCGAAGGTGCCGACCGCTGAGTTGTACGGATTGTATGGGTGCGACGCGTGGAAGAACGGAAGCCCGTCGTACGTCGTCGGGTTGGCCAAGATGGCCTTCGCGACCTCGTGCTGCGGCCAGTATGCGGCCAGGGCGCCCATCTGACGCGACCAATGGTTGGCCTCGTCGATGCCTCGACCGTCGTTGTCTTCGAGCTGCTCTTTCTTGATCTTCAAGCCGGCAGCTGCGTTTTCGTGCTCGAACTCTTGCGTATTCGAGACGATGTCTTCGAACTCGACGTTACCGCCGCCCTTGCCCGTGCGTTGAATGCGCGCGGTGTCGAGCAGCCAGTAAGTGCGCTCTTTCTTCGACTGTGACGTGCCCTGCTTGGCGACCTTCGTCCACCACAGGTTCTGCGTCAGTCGCTGATACTCTTGCGACGTCACGAGACGCATGTCGGTCTCGAGGTCGTACAAAAATGCGGGTGTGATTGCGGGCATGACTGTTTAGGTCCCTTTGAGCCTTACGGTTGGGCGACGGCTCAGGTATCGATGTCCGGTCTCACCGGCATGGGTTGATAAATCAGCGCGCCCTTCGCGCTGTCGATTGCGAGCACGAGGCCCGCGACGCTGCGACTCGTGTCGTCGGCCGACACGGTATGGCTGTCCTTGATGTACGCCCAACCGCCGATGTCACTCGCGGCGAGCGGAGACGACGCGTCGTTGTCCCACCAAAACGCCTTGATTTCCTGAAACAGCTTGACGCTGATCTTCTTCGTGCCGTCGCCCGTGAACGACTCTTGAAAGATGCCGATCGGAATGAGCGTCGTCGAAGCCGCGCCCTTCACGACCTTGCCGCTTTGCGTGGTGTCGAGACAAGCCATGTGGCCCTTCTCGGCGACCTCGCCACTCTTGAGGACAAACGGGTAGTAACCCCAGTTTGCCTCGATGACCATTCGCTCAGTCATGTCTTAGATCTACCTGTTAGAGGTTTTGAGGTTGTGAGGCTTTGGGGTGAGTGTTAGGCGGCGCCCTTCGGTTGCGGCGGCGCGTGCACGGCGCCGCCGAGCACGAGCTTGTGCGGCGAGCTCGCGTCGATGTTTCCCGCCTTCGGCGCGCTCGCGGCGGGCCGCAGCCCGAAGCGCTCGTCGAGCCATGCCTTCTCGGCGGGCGGCAGCGCGCCCGGGCGACCGCCGTCATTCTGACCCGGCGTTGGCTTGACGCCGGCTTGCAGCGCGGCGAGCGCTTCGCTGGCACTGACTCCCGTGCCCGGGCCCTTCGAGCTCTTGTCGCCCTCGGCGTCGCCCGCGGGCTCCAACTTCGAGAGGGTCTCTTCGACGAGCTTGAGCGGGCACTGCGCAAGTAGCGCGACCATTTCCTTGGAGAGGTCGGGCCGCGACGCGATCAACTTGTCGCGGCGCGCGGTCTCACGCTCGGCGGCGAGCTCGGCGCGGAGGTTATGCACCTCGGTCTGCGCCTTGAGCGCGAGCCCGAGCGCCTTCGCCGCGGCTTTCTCTTCGGGCTTCTTGTCGTCGCCGCCCTCGGCAGGCTTGTCGCCGCCCTCGGCCTGCGGCTCTTCTTCGTCGCCCGAGCTCTCGAGAGCCGCGAGCGCGCGCGCTGCCGCTTTGGCGTTGGCGTCGTCGCCGCTCGCCATCTTCTTGAGCTTCGCGCGCAGCGAGTCGTATGACTCGTCGCCGTCGCCGTCGGGCTTCTTGTCCTTGTCCTTGTCGTCGCCGGACTCTGCCTTGATCGTCATCGCAGCTGTCTCCTTCCAGCTCGCGAGACTCGCGAGCGTTGCTTTGAACGTGAGCGTCTCGTCGCCGATGCCAGCGGCACGCGCGGCGTCGCCGTGAAACACAGCGGCTTCGAGCCCGGCGACGGCTTCGACCGTGAGCCCGCGCATCTCGGCGACGAGCTCGAAGAACACGGCGGCAATCGAGTCGATGACCGACTGCATGCTCGCGAGCTCGTCGGCGGTCGCGGGCGACTCCGGGTGACCGTCGGCTTTGCGCTCGCCGCTGCCGATGAAGTTGACGCGCACGCCGTTGCTCGCGTTGCGCTCGCTCACGTCGGGCCGCGCAGCGAGCACGCCGATCGACCCGACGGTCGCCGTCGGCGCCATGATGAGCTTCTGCGCAACGCACGCGAGTGCGTATGCCGCCGAGCACGCCTTGCCCTCGACGTACGAGATGAGCTGCTTACCCGCGGCGTCGCACATCGCGCGGATCTCACGCGCGCACTCGAGTGCGCCTTGCGCGTCGCCGCCCGGGCTGTCGAGGCAGAGTACGATCGCCGGCGGTTGGTCGGCGCACGCTGCCGCGACGCGCCCGAGGATCGCTTCGTACGAGTCGCGGTAGCTCTCGGCATGTTGGTCGAGCGGCCCGCGGATCGACACGATGGTCGCGTCGCCCTCGACGCGATTGGCTGGCACTTCGGCGCCGACGAAGAACAGGTCGAAGAACGCAGAGGGATGAATCGCTAAGATGCCTCGACGCTCGTAGCGCTCGGCAACCATGGCTTTCGGCTTCATGCGGCCTCCGTCGCGTCGGGCGCGGGCGCATCGGGCGCGGGCGCGTTGGGTGCGGGCGCGGCAACGGGGGCAGCTGGCACGAAGCCGTTGCCCGCGCTGCCGAGCATCTCTTCGGCTTGTGCGTCGTCGACGAGGTACGCGCGCTTGATGATTCCGATCGCGGCGTCGCGCGGCAGCTCGCCGCGTGCGACTGCGCCGACGATCTGCACGAGCGACGTGACCTGTGCGCCGTTGAGCGCCGTGTCTTGCGCGTCAGTGTCGCCCGGCAACGACGCGGCGCCGCCCGGTAGCACCGTGAGCACCGGCTTGCCGTCGGGTCCGAGCTCGGGCTTCTTCTGCTCGGGCTCTTTGACGGGAATCGCAAACTGCTCGCATATCGCGGCGACGTCGACCTCGACGCCGTACTTGGCGAGCGCGTCGTCGAGTTGGTCGATCGCTTGCGCTGCAGTGACGAGCGAGCTCGCTTCCGAGTTGCGATCCTTCGGCGGCGTCGTATCCCAACTCATCGCGACGGGCCTTTTCTGGATGACGTCGCGCTCGTCTGGATACTGCAGCGCGACGTACACGGGCAGCGTTTGCGTGTTGAGCGTGTGCGCGAGCGAGTCGGCCGTGCTTTGAATCAGGTCGCTACGGATCGTTTTGAAAAGATCCGAGTTGATGAAGCCCGCGCCGCCGTCGACCGTGACAGTCTGGCCAGCGATCGCGATGACCATTTCGTTGCTTTGGTCGGCGATCGTTTTGTTGAAAGAGTCGGCGCCACGGCCGTTGGACTCCAACAGTTTGATCTCATAGCCGGGCTTGAGACCGAAAACCGTGTTGAGGCCCCATGCCATGACGGCGCGCCAATGCGCTTGCGACTGCGCCTCGCTCGCGGCTTGCGGCGAGT